CATTCCGGATAATCCGCCCATGCCCCACGCTGGAAGCGGCCGGGCTTCTTCGTGCCCGGGCCGATGGGCAGGATGGCATAGCCATTGGTGACGAGCCGCGCACCGAAGCGCGCCATGAAGGATGTGTCAGCCATCAGAAGGGCACCTCGGGGGTCATGGCGTCGAGGCGTTTGCGGTCCTTGGCCGCGAGCTCGCGCAAGTGGTCGCAATATCCGGTGACGACCGCATCGATGAAGCGGTCCCACTCGGTCTCGGTCAGGGTGGCGAGATCGGATTTTCCGATGCTCTCCAGATACTCGCCGCCCATCTGGCCGCCGACGGTCATGGCCTCGGCCTCGTTCGGGGTGGGGTCGATCATACCCTTCCTCCAATGGCAGATGTCCTGGCAGGTCCGGCTGCAGAGGTGCTTGCGGCTGGTGTCGCGCCGCGGGTCGGAGAGCCGATAGTGTGGGTTGAACCAACCAAACCCACGAGGTTGCCGGTGGCAGACGGCGCAGAGGCCGGGGTGGGATTGGGGCATGGATCGAACCTATAGCCGGAAACTTCGACATAGCGGCCCGAGGGACGGACCGAGATTGCGCTGGGGCGAGCAAGACGCGCGGCTTCCGCGATGGCCTGATCGACGGTTAGCGGCACAGGGCAGCCCGGGGCGCGCTTGCGCCACCATTCGGCGGCCTTCTGGCGCGCATAGCCCTGATGTTCGATGCAGACCCATTCGCTGTAGGACTTCAGCCCGCAGCTATAGGTGACCTTGAGCGAGGGCAGCCCGCTCAGCTTGTCATGCCGAATGTAGGAGACGCCATGCACGGGCAGCCATTGGACCTTCGGCGACAGGACTGGGAGCGTGGCCGCCGTCGGAGCGATCTTCACCTCGCGAGCCGGAAAGACGTAGCCGCAATCGAGGCATTCAGTTGCCGAGAGCGCGATGATGCTGTCGCATTCTGGGCAGAGCTTGGTCGGGGCCTCGCCCCCACCGGCCTCGCCCGGCCGCCGGGGCCGCACCAGATCGATCGGCCCGTGGCTGCGGACATTGCCCGCAAAATCGAGGACCAGGCAGTTCTCCTTGCCGGGGGCGAGGCGCGTGCCACGGCCGACCATCTGCACATAGAGGCCTGCAGACTTGGTGGGGCGCAGGAGCGCGATCAGATCGACGGCGGGGGCGTTGAACCCGGTGGTCAGCACGCCCATCGAGGCCAGCGCGCGGATTTCTCCGCGCTTGAAAGCGGCAATGATCGCGTCCCGTTCCTCCTTCGGGGTGTCGCCGAAGATCGTGCGGCAGGTGATGCCTTGGTGGGCAAACTCTTCGGCCACATGGCGCGCATGCTCCACGCCCGAACAAAAGGCCAGCCAGGATTTCCGATCGCGTCCGTGCGCGATGATTTCGGTGACTGCAGCCCGCGTGATGGCCTCCGTGTCTACCGCAGCCGCCAGATCGCGCTGGATGTAATCCCCAGCACGGGTGCCGACCTTCGAGACATCGAGCCGCGTGGCGGGCTGTTTCGACACGAGCGGGCTGAGATATCCAGCATCGATCAGATCGCGCACCGGGGCCTCAAAGGCGATATCGGTGAAGAGCGCGTTCTTGCCCTCATGCAACATGCCGCTGTCCACCCGGAACGGCGTGGCAGTCAGCCCGATCACCTTGAGCGACGGATTGATCGCCTTCAGCGCATCGAGGAAGCGCCGATACATCGTGCTCGACTTGCCGGGGATCAGATGCGCCTCGTCGATCAGCACCAGATCGGTATGGCCGATCTCGGTCGCCCGGCGGTGGATCGATTGTATGCCCGCGAAGAGGATCCGCGCCTGCGCCTCGCGCTTGCCGAGGCCCGCCGAATAGATCCCAGCCGGGGCCTCGGGCCAGAGCCCGATCATCTCAGCATGGTTCTGGGCGATCAATTCGCGGACATGGGTCACGATCAGGATGCGCTGGTCGGGCCATGCCTTCAGCACGCCTTCGATAAAGGCGGCCATGACGAGGGACTTGCCCCCGGCGGTCGGGATCACAACGCAGCAATTGCCAGATTTCTCGGCGTAGTACTTGTAGATCGCGGCGATCGCGGCCTGTTGATAGGGGCGCAGGGTCAGCATGGCGCGGCCTCCGTTGTGCGGGCGTCGTTTGCCCAGGTGGAGCCATCGGCCATGCGGTAGGTGACGACATCGTCGCCCGCGTCGATGACCTCGCCCGGAACGAGATCGGGGATGAAGAGATGGCGGATGCAGGCCGCACGCTGTTCGAGCGCTGTCAGCATTCGGTCGTGGCGGGCGCAGTGCCAGCCACCGTCATTTTTGTTGGTCGCGCTTCCGGACGAAGCACTGGTGTCCACTTCTTCTGGAAGCGCTCCGACGGGCGTCGCATGCAAACAGGACCGGCAGGTCAAAGCCGCCCCACCCCCCTCATGGCAGGCGCCATGGTGATCGCAGAACCGGCATTCAAACCAGGCGGGGTCCTCGCTGATCCGCGAAGGCGGATGCTGGGCGAAGATGATGCGCCCGGCCTTTTCGAGGAGGCGTTCGGCCATGGCGCTGTCGGCCTCGATGCGCTCGATATGCAGCGCGTCGGTGTCCTTGCAGACCGCCACATACAGTACGCGGGTGATCCCCGTCAGGTGCATGTAGATCTGCATCTGTGCGGCATGCTGGGGCTTGGCCTGCATCACGCCTTTGGCGGTCAGCTCAGTGAAGCTCTTGACCCCATGGGTCTTGAACTCGAGCACATGCCAGGTCTTCGGGGCCTCGAGGATGCCGATGGCCACGCCATCGAGCGATCCGCCAAAGTGCCCACCATGGGCCTCGACCCGGAACTGGCGGCCGGTTTCGGGATCGACCTCGAGCACCGTTGCGCCTGTGGCGCGCAGGTTGCGCACAAGGCGGTCCTCTTCAAGCTGGCCGGTCTCGAAAAGGCGCAGCAGGCGGCCGGAATGGCGCGCGGGCGTGACCCAGCGGAAATCATACCAGAGCGCGCGGGCGCAGGACTTGCCGATGATCGACGCCCCGAGGTGATCGCGGAAACCATCGCCCTGGCGGGCCTCGTAATCGGCATAGATCGCCGTCAGCGTGGGCGTGGGGGCTTCAGGAAGCTCGGCCATCACAGACCCTCCCGTTCACTGCGGGCCTGTGCCTCGGCCAGAATGCCGCTCCAGGTCTCGGGGTCGTGGCGCTCGCGCAGAACGCCGATCAGCGCGTCCTTCAGCTTTTCGCGGCGGCGACGTCCGGTGCATTGGGCCAGAAGTTCCGCCCGCTCGCGGCTGAGATGCCTGAGCGCTGTGCGGGCCCGGTGGAACCAGTCCGGGTCGATGGGTTTATGGCCGCGCTGCCGGGCCAGATCGGCCGTCGCGATTTGGGTGCGGATCTTGGCAATGGCGTCGTCGAGTTCGATCAACCGGCGCTGATTATCGGACAAGCCGGGGGTGTTCGCAGCCACAGGGGCCACGTCGTTCAGGTCTATCATGGAAGTATCCTCAGATGGGGTTGCGCGCTGCCCCGTCATTCAGGGCACAGGGCAGCGCGAAGGCTCAGCCTTTCTTGTTCCAGGGCGCAGAGGCCATTTTCGGCGGCACCGCAGAGCTGGCCGGATCGGGCGCGGGCTTCGCAGAGCGGGTAGCCGGGGCCGCCGCTTTTTCGGGCGGCAGGTAGGCAATCGCGTTGCTTTCGCCGTAGCCGTTCTTCGGCGGCTTGATTTTCACCTGGATCGTCATCGGGATCAGGTGCAGCTCCTCGCTGTCGCTGACATGCATCCGGCCCGTGGCGTGGCAGATGGCCGAAAGCGTGCGCTGCGCGATCTCCACCGTGGTCGGGTTCGGGTTCACGAGGTTCAGCTGATCGAAGATCTTCCGGCCTTTCTGCTCCCCTTCGAGAATATCGAGCATCAGCCACAGAAACTGGCCCATGCCATTCTTCGTGACGCGCATCTCGCTCTCGACGATCTGGGCGCGGTATTTGCCTGCGGGCAGCAGCTCATAGGCGGTGGTGGGCTCGACGCTGGTCGCGTCAAAAGAGGTGTCGAAACGTGCCATGGTCTTATCCTTTCAAGGCAATCATTCAGGTTGGGGCATGGCTGCGAGGAACTCCGACCACTCGAGTGGCAGGGTGTCCGGCAGGCCGTAACGGTTCTTGGCGAGGAAGGCGGGGCGCTCTTCGGTGTGCATGACGCGCGCACCGGACCCGAGCGCCCGGGTCACCTTCTTGTTGAAGCCTACATCGGATTTTGCGACTGAAATCTGATAGTTGGCGAAGAGCACCACGTCTGAATGCTCCTGCAGCAGCGCCGAGGCACGGGTCTGCAGCTTGATCACATAGCGGTCGTAGGGTTCGTGCTCTGGGCTATCAAAACGCTTGATGTCGGTATGGGCGATCTGGATGACCACCATGCCCTTCTGGTCCCGAAGCGCATTCAGCTTTTCGAGATATTCGCGCCAGACATTCAGCGCTTCGGCATAGCCTTTCCCAAAGCCCGGTGCCTCGATCGAGACCCAGTTGCTGCGCTTGCAGGTCTCAGCCCAAATGAGTGGCTCAAGCCAATCGATGCTGTCGATCACCACGGTGCCAAAATCGTGGTCCTCGTTCAGCAGCGCATCCAGCGCTTCGGCAACCTCGGCATAGCTGGTCGCGAGCGGGAAGTGCGGCACTTGAAGCTTGCCCAGGCCATCCTCGGTCATGATGAATACAGGACGGTCAGCAGCGGCTGCGAAGGTGGATTTGCCGACCCCGGCCACGCCGTGGATCAGAATGCGCGGTGGCGTCAGCGCCGAGGTCGTACGCAGGGATGCGAGGGAAATCGCCATCAGAACTCTCCCATGTCAGGTTTGGGGTTGGGAATCGTCGCCGGGATGGGTGCCACTTCGCCGGTGACAGCCGCGTAGAGCGCATCGAGCCGGTCGGCTTCCGCGAGGCATTCAAGTCCCTTGCGCCGCATGAAACGCCGCGCATCGTTGAGAAGATCGGGTTCAGCGATCAGCTCCGGGACCGCGACATATTCCTCGGCGCTTTCGACGAAATAGGACTTCGAGCGCAGATCCCTGACGAGGGGTGCAAAGGCGTCGCACCGATCGGCGAAATCCCCCTGACCCAGCCCATCATCACGATTACGCAGGATGCGCTTAACTTCGGAAATGATCCCGATGCGCAGCATGCGCATCGCGCCTTCCGCCCGTGCCTGCGAGCAGGTCAACGGGAAGGCTTCGCCCATGATGTCATCGGCTATTTTCGGGGCATTGTTGCCAAGCTGGGAGGCCACCTCCCAGACGCGCTCGGCAAAGGCTGCTGACTGACTGTCAAGCATCGAACCACTCCTTGATTTTGGTGAAAGCTTCCGACCCGGCCGCGATGGCGGCGACGTCGAGATGGTGAAACTGGCTGCCCTGAGCCTCGGTCATGCCTGCGCGGGCCAAGGCGAGCGTGTCGTCCGAAGCCCATTCGGCGAAGGCGCGGAACGTGCCGGTGACATGTTGCCAGGCGGCCTGCTGTGGCGTCGGCGGGACATAGAGCGGGTTCCGGCGACTTGGTTTGCGCTCAGGGCGCATGCCGCGCATGGCGGCATCGACCACCATCTTGCGCAACGCCGCCCGGTTTGGCTCCTCACCACGCTCGAGTTTCTCGTCGAGGGTTCGGCGTACGATGCCCGGGTCAGCCTCTTCCGCGTCGCGGATCAGGCGCGCATCGTGAATGGCTTTGCGTGAAAGGCCGATGTCTGCGGCGGAAGGAACAACCTCGTTCCCCTGCGAAACGAGGTCCGTTCGCACCCCGCTCTTGCCGACCTCACCTTGGGCCTGTGCCATGTCATATTCATCGGCGAGGCGGCGTTTGGCGGCGGCTTCGATTTCCAACGCATCAGCTTGGGCGCGATGGGCCGCCGCAATCAGATCATCGTGCGCGGACTTGGCCCGACTGAGGCGCGCGGCACGCTTTGCGACATCGTAGGCAAGCCCTGCGGCCTCACGGGCTTCGAGAACTTCCGCCGAGGTCTTCGCATTCGAAAGCATGGTTGCGGCACGATCAATCAAACCGGGAAGGCTCGGATCGCCCTGGGGGATGGGAAGAAGTGCCGTCACGACGCACCTCCGTTCAGTACCAGACGGAACTTCGGCTTGCCGGTGCGGACCGTGCGCGCGGGCTCGAACCCCTTGCGCCAGCTTTCCGGCAGGGCGCCATACTTGCGCTCCGAGACCGACAGCTTTGTGTCGATGAACTCGGCTGGGTCTTCGCCCGCGGATGCGATGTTTGCAGCGATCTGGGCGAGTTTGGCCTGGTCCCAGTCGATACGTTTGGGCAGTTCGGCGATCACGGTGACGCCGTCATCCTCGAACCGGATGGTGCCCGTATCCTTGCCTGCGCCATGGCGCGTTGTCTGAGCGCGGTCCG